GCCCATAGAAGGCGCCCTGAGGGAACCGTAGGCGCTCAATGGTTGAGATAGAGATTCATTATCTCACCTATGCGATTAAGGGAGGGATCGCAGGGGTCAGAGCGGCTTCGCCGCTCAACCCTTGGGCGCCTTTGGCGCCCTGAGGGAACCGTAGGTTCCCTGCAAAATATCTAAGAATAGTATAATGGAATTGAATATCGTAGCATTCTCATATTTGTTTTTACGTTTAGCACCATTTATTCTTGTATGTTTTTTCACCCTATCGTCGATTTTCAACCAAGATTTTAAGGGTCTCGTATACATCGCCGGACTATTGTTCTCCAGTTTTGGCACCATTATCATTGGAAATGCCATGTCGAACGTTATACCGATGATTAGTCCCGCCGAAAAACCCGAGATCTGTAACATGGTTACTGTTGGGCAAACGAGCGAAATTTCGAAGTTACCGTTAGGTCAATCGGTTATTTCTTTTACCTTTGGCTATCTGCTTTATACCATCGTTTCCAACAATTTTATTATGCAAAACATTGCCACCATCGTGTTTTTTCCCATATTATTACTGTTTGATATCGTTTGGAACGCTCGTAACAGTTGTTATACCATATGGCAACTGTTGGCATCGCTCATCATTGGTGGGCTGTTCGGGGTGTTATGGTCGTACATCATTGCCTCCACGAAAAGCCCTGCCTTACAGTACTTTGTGGGGGTCAATAACAACGAGGTTTGCAGTGCCCCTTCGCAGCAAACTTTCAAATGCCGTGTCTATCAAAACGGGAAATTATTAGCGGGTAACGTGGGACCGACCCCCAATGGTAAGTAACACCTTTGCCGATTCTTCTGGTACATAAGGCAAACCCTTTCGGGTGGGCTGCGCCAAAGTAACGTTACCATGCGCAAAGGTGTAAAAAACCTTGGTTTTTGAACGGGGTCAAGGTTCTCCACACATCAACTTATATTTTTTTCAGGTAAAAATATAACTTTCAACATTCCACACATTGAGGGGGGGCTTTCAAGTTTTACATAACTTATGCCGGGCGTTACCACGCTTTCCGCAGGTCGCTTCGCAGAAAATGCGCGAAGGTGCAAAGGATGTATATTATATATCTATATAGATTTATTGATATTGTTATGTGGTATTTATTTCAATAGTAAATATAACTAGCGTGTGACGCCTCAACATGAAATTCTTACACCTTTGCCGATTTAAATCGCCCACATTAGTGGGCGATTCCAGTGGCAAAGTAACGTTACCACGCGCATTTTCAATGCGCAAAGGTGTAAAAAGTGCCTATTTGTTATGTTTATTATTGATCGTGATGATATCTTTAGCTTCAGATCCCAGGCTATACGTGATCGAGTCCATGGACCCGAGCGGTAACACATATATGTACATGGATGCGGGGTCCATGGGTAAGGATACGGAGGGCTCCAGTGTGTGCGGTAACGTGGATTGCACCGACATAAGTAACGTGTTCGTAGGCAACGTGGACTGTAGCATCTATTGCAACATCCTCAATGCCCCTTCGTATTCGTTAAAGTCCCCTACAGCCAATATGACGGGGCTATCCGACGCCTCTTACAATGCACTCATCAAGTACGACAGCAACAATTTTACGCTCACGTACCACGAGGATATCAGCATGAACCCCCAGTTGGTCAAGGTCGTTGGTACCCCTATTTACGGTGACGCTGATAATTGGTCTACCGCGCAGCTGGTCCCTAGCTACGTCGACAGTGTGCTCTTAAGCCGAGTCTCCCGAAACCATTAGCTTATGCCCATTGGTCGTCTTCTTTTTCACGATTTTCACATTGTTTTTATGAAGTTTGAGGTGACACGCCTCGCACACCGCCGCCAAATTCGCCTTATGATTCTTATGGAAGGTCCCAATATAACCATTGTCGGCGCTCGCTGCCTCCTGCGGGCTCAGATGGTGGGTTTCCGACGATAGGGTCTGTTGGCACACCTCGCACGTCCCCCGCACCTTCCGCGCATTGTACGTGGTCGGAAGGTTCGAAAGGACGCCCCGTGCCTCCGGAAAATACTTGCTACGAATCTCGTGCGCCAAATCCAAAAACTCTTGGTCCAAGTAGAGCGATTTACATACCTCTAAGCCGTAGATCCTCGGCCCCGAGCCCTCCTTCAGTTTACGATCGTAGACCAGGCAGTCGTTTTCGCGGTCGTACTGGACAGTCATATGTTTGAGTGCGATACTGTCACAATCCTTTACTTCGTCGTACCTGGCGATTTCGTGGAAGTGGGTCGCGAAGATAAACGATGCCTGTTTTTCGGTGAGTTTCATCAGCCCCGCCGCAAAGATACTGAGGGCGGACTCGGTCTCAGTACCAGAGCAGAGCTCGTCGCCTAAAATCAAGCTATTCTGGTCGGAGTGTTTCAAGATCACCCGGAGCTCACTCATTTCCACTGCGAACGTCGACAGGTTTTTAAATATGTTGTCGTTCCCTAATATTCGCGAATAAATTGCGGTATAGGGTCGGTATTCGAACCGGGAACACGGGACGAAGAGTCCGGCCTGGGCCATGATCACCGCGACCCCGATCGCCCGGATCAGGCTGGTCTTCCCTACTGCGTTCGTCCCGTACAATAGCACCCCGGTCTGCTCTGGTCGACCCAACGAGATATCGTTGGTCACATAGATCTCGTTTTGCTGTAAATGCTCGATCAAACAATGGCGGAGGTCGTAGGTGTCCACATACGATTTTGTGGATTCGGTGTCGATTTGGGGACGGCAATAGTTATATTTCTTCGCCGAATACGCTTTACATTGTAACATATCGGCTTTGGCTACGTAGTCGATCAGGTTCTCGAGCGGTTCTAGCCACTCCGTCTCGAGGTCGCCCAGCACCTCCATAAAGACCTCTGCGATGAGCTTATTCACCACGTCTTTGAACATAAACATCTTTTTACAAATTTGGGAGACGAAGGGGCTGTCGACCTCCACGTTGGTCGAAGTCGCATTGATCTTGGAAAACCGGATTTCTTTCAGGTCGATCGTGGCGCCGCCAATTTCCACCATGGAGCCGGATCCACCGGTGTCGATAAGCTTTTTCAGCACCAGCGACCGTTTCGAGGTGATTTGGAGCGAGACCCCCGATTTCTCGGTTTCGTGGACCTTGACATACTCTGTATCGGTGGTTCCCTCGTGTTTTTGCATCAGCCCATTCAGATGCTGGCGTAGCCCATAAAAGATCCGTTGGCTCTGTTCGTAATCGCTGATCGCTGCGTCGAGCTTGTCCGATACGCCGGATTGGATCATGTTACCGCCAGTTGATCCGTCGGTGAAGGTGGTCATGGACTGGATGTTCTTACACACCTCGATATTGAAGTGTTTGTCGATGAAGCTCATGAAATCAGTGCATGTTTGGTTGATGTATTGATACGCACTTTGCTCCTCTGTTTGCTCTTGTGTGGGCGCAGTGGCTGCTGACGCTCTGGGTGCTGACGCTAATCCAAACACACGATCCGCGGTGGATCCGTCACCCACCGGTTCCGTTACAGTGTCATTGTCATCGTTTCCATAAAAATCGCTACAAAGATAGCGTGTCAACTCTTCATCTTGGCCGAATAAATGGTTGATCCGTTGGATCGTCTCCACACTCTTATAGAGCTGCGCGACCGACGAGGGGTACATTTTTCGCACCACGATTTGCCGACACAGCTTCTCCATGTCGCGGACATGGGTCAGCAGTTTACGCATTGTGTCGACCATGGGGTAGTATTCAGGGGATACCATCTTCTCGATCGTATCGTATTCCGCCTCGAGCCAATCGACGTCCGAGGTAGGGTTCGTCAGTTGATGTTGAAATCGCCGTTTCCCCATCGGGCAGCAACAATTGTTCAGGAAGGCCAGTACCGACGACCGCTTACCGTCCCCCGATCCCGGGGCCGCCACAATATTGAGTTGCAACAGGGTATGATTCGCCAGCACCAGCCGGTCCGACACATTATTGAACGTAGGCAGCCCAATCTTACGAACCAGGTCGGGGTTATGTTCGCGGACAAAATCCAACAGGTAGCAATACGATTGGGTCGCCACGATGTTCTCGGTGAATTCACTACACACATCATACGTATCGTCGTTATAAAACGTTGTCAAAATCTGTTTGATGTAGTGCTGGCTCGTGCAGTTCTCGGCCTTGTTGTCCTCGGTGCGATAACTATGGAACGAGGGTGCCCGGATCCCCGCAAACTGGACAATCTTATCTATTGTCGGGGCGTCGAAGGGGCTGACCACGATCACCTCGCTCGGTGAAAAGATCGACACTGACCGTTCCAGCTCGTCGAATGTGCTGTTATTCAGGACGAACGGCACTTGGTATTCGAACATATACGATTTCCCCGTAAAAATATTGATCACGGAGATGCCGCAGACCAGCGTTTCTTTTAGGGCGGGGCTAGGGGTGGCAGTGGGTCCCGCGGAAACCAGGATGTTTTTCGACAGGTGGAACCAGATAGACATGATATTGTTGGTGAGCTGGTCAGCCGATTCGCCGGTGTCGCACGACAAATAGGTTCCGGGCGAATAGATTTTATGTAAGACGCGTTTATAGCCGGCCCGGGGGTCCGACGTTTCCTTCTCTTGTAGGAACACCACCACCGTGAACCCACCGTCGAGCATTTTGGGTAAATACTTGTCCAATAGATAATGCATAAATCCTGCCATCATGAGCTGGCCTGCCGCACTTCGTGGGTCGTGGTTGTAGGTCGCCTTTTTCTCGGCAATGTTGAACTGGCAGAGGCTGGCGAATTCTTTGATTTTACTTAACACGAGTTCTCCGCTTTGTGGATCACGGACCCCGTATACCTCCAAAAATGTGCCGACCTGCATGAGGACGATCGTGTTTTCCCCGTATTTTTCTTGGTATTCCCGGGTATATTTGAAATATTCGCCGTAGATGGTGTCTTCCCCACTGCTTGACGCAGCGGCTTTGTTACTTTTAGATTTATACATTATTAGGGTGCTCTACATATATTAGCAGATTGCGTTTATACCATTTCCGACAATTTATAATGCTTGTTATATGGCGGATTCAGACCCGAAAACCAAATTCAAAAAAGCCTTTACCACGATTTACGAAGAAAACCTATGGCTCGAAGAACAAAGCACGAGCGGTGGGGGATCAGACCTCAGTTTCAACCTCTCGACCTATGTACCGTTCTTGAAACAATGGTTAGTCGACTACCGTATCGAGAGCGTGGTCGACCTGGGATGTGGCGATTTCTTATGTGGGCCCTACATTTACGACGATGTGGCCATTAAGTACACTGGCTACGACACCTATCCGGCCGTAATCGAGAAGAACCGGTCTCGGTACGTGGCGAACCAGTCAAAATACACCTTTCATTCTACCGATATTTTCTACGAATGGCAACACCTGGCACCGGCGGATCTATGTATCATCAAAGACGTATTACAACATTGGCAAGTTGCTGATATTTATACCTTTTTAGACAACCTTTGCCTGAGTGGTAAATATAAGTATATTTTGATCTGTAACTGTTGCGACCAGAAGTGGGATAATGAAGACACCTATCTTACGGGGGGATTTCGCCAATTGTCCGCCCGATTTTTTCCGTTACGACGGTACGATGCCGAGATCTTATACACGTACCATACGAAGGAGGTGTCACTCATTACATGTATGGGAAAAAAGGTCGGCTAACCTATTGACACATTGACTCAATATGATAGCATTATTGAGTCAATCTAGTGCGTATCGTTCATAAAATTATATAACAAGTTGTCGGGGTTATGGTTATGGACCTCGCCACACATCATGACCGCGCTTTCGTACATTTTACGTAAAACATCTACAGGGGTGATGGAGCCTACCCGGATCAGGCCGCGTTTCACCAAAAACCGTTTCACCTCCTCGATCGGCACTGCCTTGAGTTTTTGCGATTGGGTCGTTATGTTGGAGCGTATGGTGCGGTTCGAGACGAGAACCGACACTTTGGGCGCGTTCTTCGATTTACCGATTTTATAGGTACGTCGTAGGGTCTTTTTTCGCTTCATACGCTTCGGTCGTTGATGGGCCTGCTGGATGGCGTGGAGTTTGGTCGCTGCGCCCTTCATTTCGTGCATGCGTTTGATGGCGTCATTGACACGGTCTTCGACAATCTTGGTCTGTGCTTGTATAGGTACTTGTACAGGTGCTTGCGATAATCCTTGTATAGGTACTTGTGCAGGTGCCGGCGCTAATCCTAATGCATTGACAGTATTATTACTATTATTGTTATGGACTATATAAGAAGGGCTCGGACCTGTAGGGGGCATCACCTTCCGGGTCTGGTTCATTAGCGTTCGAAACGTGGGTAATTCGCCCCCCTTCAGACAACCGTAAGCCGGACGCGAAATGTTTTGGAGGGCGGGCTGCAGCACCATTGGTGTGCCACTGGTCGGCACCATAGATTGAACAAGGTTATTGGACGGACCCGACCCGGACCCGGGCCCACCCACCGCGGTTACCTGTCGCTTTACCGTAGAATTATGCACCACCGACTGGGCCTTCTTATCCGCCAAAGATTGCATGAACTGCTGAGCCTCCTTGAATTCTTTGTTAAATGAGGTTGCGGGATCCGCCGCCTTCGGCGGCGCTGGAGAACCTGCTTCAAACAACTTTTTATAGCGCTCCTCTTGGTGCTCACGGATCATTTTTAAAATCGACCGTTTTTTCAATGTTTCGTCTTTTTTCTTCTGCGAGGCCGACTTGACCCGGATACCTCCTGGCTCCTTGGGCTCACGCTTTTTCCGGGTTTTTTCGGGGAATTTAAATAGGTTCATGTCGATATTAATTTTTTTTTCATCCATTTCCTTTTTTGTTCGTTAGTTGTAAATATAGTAGATTTTAAAGAAATATTATACACGACGTCTTACCATTAAAACTCCCAAAGAACCTTACTGTGTGAGGGAGGGTTTGCAAGGGTCAGAGCAGCGAAGCTGCTCAACCCTTGGGCTTTTGGGCTTCGCCCATAGAAGGCGCCCTGAGGGAACCGTAGGTTCCCTGCTAGATATAGATCGAGTTCATAAATGACAGTCCCTCCTCCTTCTTATGAAGATTGTCTAAAAACGTCTTGTACCCGCGGTTCATATCGTCTAAAGAAATTTTCTTCTGGACCTCTTTACCCTTACCAAATACCCGGACACCATGACCTATCTTGACATACGTGAACAGCGCCTCCATATCTCGTCCCAAGCCGTGGAACTTATCCTTCTTCTCGTGAAACCATTTTTCCCACGTTTTATCGTCGACGGTGTCCGCTAGGGTCCACCCGCGCGATCGCACCAATCTGAAAAAGATTTGCATCAGTTCCTTCGGGCTGTATGTTTCAGTTTTAAATTTCCATATAAAGCGAGATTCGAGACCACTATTCGCCGTGAAGAACCTATTGTTCAGTTCGTTTTCGTAACCTGCGATAATGACCATCAAATTATCCTTATGGTCACTCAGTGCCTCGCACAGTGTGTCCAAGCATTCTTTGGAGAACATATCCTCCTTGTCCTCATTCGCGAGCGAGTATGCCTCGTCGATGAAAAGTACGCCGCCCAGACACTCCTCGATCACCTTGCTGGTCTTGATCGCTGTCTGTCCTAGGTACCCGGCGATCAGGTCGTTACGCGTGACCTTTTTGAAGACATTGTTACTCAAAATGCCTAGCTTGGAGTACATGTTGCCGATGATCTTGGCGATCTGGGTCTTGCCCGCTCCTGGCGGTCCCATGATGACTGTGTGTTTATAGTCAGTTGAGGTGGTCACACCCTTGCTGTCATCTGCGCCAGCATTCGTGCTTGTGTGCAAATTTTGAATGAAATAGATTAACTGCTCGAAGACCGATTCCTTGATTTTCTCGAGACCGATCATGTCTTTCAGTTCGACCAATTCGCTGCGGATATTTGACAGTGATTTCAGGTCGATGTTATATTCGACGTCGTCTTTCACCGGGCACTTGTCGATGATCTCGATCAGCTCGTAGAGATTCTGCGGCGCGTCGATGGTGACCAGGGTTTTTTCTTTTATTGCTTGCACGGTAGGCTCGTGTGGACCAAAAATATTGCTTT